GAAGCAGGTCAAGTTGACCCAAATGTTCCAGTTGCACCAGCACCTGCTCCAGTTGATCCAGCCGCAGCAGCACCAGCTCCAGTTGCACCAGTTGATCCAATGGCAGCTCCAGTTGCACCAGCACCTGCTCCAGTTGATCCAATGGCTGCAGCACCAGCTCCTGCTCCAGTAGCCGAAGAAGCTGAAGGAGAAGAAGTAGTTGATCTACAAGAACTTCTTGATTCATTGAACGAAGAAGAAACCGAAGAAGAAGAAATGGAAGAATCCATTGTCAATGAAGAAAAGGAAGAAGACGACGAAAAAGAAGAAAAGGTAGATGAAAAGATTGAAGATGAAAAGGTTGACGAATCTCTTCAAGCTGAATTGAACGAAGCTATGTCTACTGTTCAATATCTACGTGATCAACTAAACGAAGTTAATTTGTTGAATGCTAAATTGCTATATACAAATAAACTATTTAACAGCTTTAACCTCGACCAAAAGCAAAAACTTAAGGTTGTGGAAACATTCGACTTGGCTAAGTCCATCCGTGAAGTCAAGTTGAGTTATACAATTTTGTCCGAATCATATAGTTTAGGTGGATCAGTTGTCAAGAAAACCAATACAACTGCAAAAACAATCACCGAAGGTTTGGCAAGTAAACCAGTTGCATCAACAGCTCCTGCAAAGGAATTGATTGTAGAAAACAGCAACGTGATGGCTTCAAGATTCCAAAAGCTCGCCGGAATTAAGAAGTAAAAGTTAAATTAAGGTGAGTAAAAACTAACTATAAAATAAATTCAAATTATGAGTGATATTAAATCATTATTGACAAACAATATGAATCCACAGGCTAAGTTGATGACTGAAACCCGTGGATTGCAAAGCAAATGGGACAAGACTGGTCTTCTTGAAGGACTAGAAGGTGTTGATAAAGCACACATGTCCATCTTGCTTGAAAACCAAGCACAACAATTGTTGAACGAAGCTACTGCTACAGGTACTTCCCAAAACAGTGAACAATGGGCTGGCGTAGCTCTTCCATTGGTTCGTCGTGTATTCGCTGAAATTTCCGCTAAGGAATTCGTTTCAGTTCAACCAATGAATCTACCATCCGGTCTAATCTTCTATCTAGACTTCAAGTATGGTACAACCCGTGGTGGTCTTCCAGGCCAAAACGCATATAACGGTCAATCACTATTCGGTGGTAACGGACTAAAGCTTGGTTCTACCGATGCAGCTGTAAACGGTCTATACGGTGTTGGTCGTTATGCTTATACCGAAAACTATACATCATCTGTACTAAGTTTCACTACTGGATCAGTAACTCTATCTGATCTTGACTTTGATTCTCAATACAGTTCAAGCACAACCGCTTTCGTAGGTAAGAAAATTACCGTTGATGTCGGTGACAACATTGGTGGTAGAATTGATTTGAACGCAGTAAGAAGCTTTGCTTTTAGTGGTTCAGGTATCAATCCATCAAACATTGTAAATGAATTGACCAAGGTATATAACACTGGTTCTTTGGCATCCCCATACTACAGAATCCAATTCATCAACACAAGTTCACAAGCACCAACTCCAGGTACCGCTACCTTGACCTATACAGTACAACCTACTGATAGTACCCGTGGTGACTTTGAAGATAAAGATCCATTCAAGGGTTCTGGATCTGGTACAGGTATTGATGACGGTACTGATATCAATATCCCAGAAGTTAACTTGGAACTTAAGAGCGAACCTATCGTTGCTAAGACTCGTAAGTTAAAGGCAGTCTGGACCCCAGAATTGGCTCAAGACTTGAATGCTTACCACAGCATTGATGCAGAAGCAGAATTGACTGCTCTCTTGAGTGAATACGTATCAATGGAAATTGATCTTGAAATCATGGACATGTTGATCAATGCTGCTCCAGCTTTGACAACTGAAGCATGGTCTGCCGTAATCGGTAAGGATATCATCAAGGGTGCAAATGACTCAAACGGTCTTCCAACCTTCACTGTAGATACCGCCGCAGCAAACAAGACTGCTTACGTAAAGAGCACTTGGTTCCAAACTCTTGGTAACAAGATCCAAAAGGTCTCTAACAAGATTCATCAATTGACTCTTCGTGGTGGTGCAAACTTCCTAGTAGTAGGTCCAGATGTAGCAACCATCTTGGAATCAATCCCAGGATATGTTGTTAACACAGACGGTGATTCTGCTAAGTTCGCAATGGGTGTAAGTCGTGTT